TGTTTGCACCACCTGTAGTTTTGGGTGCTGGATTGGGTGCGGTTCCTGGTGCTAGGGCTGCTGGTGAACCACCTGGTGCGGTTGGCCCAGCCATGACGTCACCACCTGGTAACATCCCGCCACCTGCTCTTTGTTCCTGGGCCATTACTTCTCCTGTAATATGGTCAGTCATAATATCTATTCTTGGGTCGTTAGCTGGTAAAGCTTGAAAAGCGTCACTCTTTGTAAACTCAACGTGAATCTGGGTGTGAGCTGGTGAAGAGTAAGGTGTTGGGGGGGTTGGTTTGCCCTGCATAATCTGTTGGTTTTCAAGATTAGCCAAATCAAGAAGTAGTGCAAGCCTTGCGTTGTTCTGGGCTTGGTCTTCAGTCTTAAAATCAGCTGGGTTTTTGTCATTTGCGAGAATTATGTCATCTCCCAGCTTCATAATGTCGTACGAGCCTGGAATCGCCAGTGCTACCTGGGAAAGTCGGTCAAACATCTCATTTGCCTCAGTTTTCATCAAAGATTTGGAAACTGGCAAGGTTGAACCCGCTTCAAAGCGAATATCGTACCCACCAGAGGCAACTGGCATGAAATATTCGGGTTTAAGCTCGAAAAAACTAACACCTTGCTTGGTTTGTTCCTTGGTAATGCCTTTTTCATCAAAAACAATCTCTTTTTCGGGTATTCGGATCTCTCGGTACTGCTTTTTGAACTTCTCACCGTTGATTGTCTCTACCAAACCTTCAGATTCCATAGCAGAAAGCTGGACTTTGAACTCATCTGACATCTTTTTGCCAACAATCTTCTCTAATTTAGGCTGGGAGTAGTACTGGAGGATGTTTGCCACCCTTAATCGGCCAATTTGGGTCAAAAACTCCTTCTCAATCAGGCGCATCTTCAGTCTAATTCGTTTTAAGGTGCTTTCCTTTATAATGGCAGCCTCAGTAGCGGTTCCTGCGGTTGGAAGAGCTTGGGCTCTGGGGTTAACTCCTGTTGCAATGACAGAATCATCTTCTAAATGTTTCAGGGAAAGCTCAACCGAACGAGGGATATCTCCGTATTCGATAGGTTTGGCAGCGTTTACATCGTCAGAAGGGATGGCTCCGTGGGGTCTGGCGATCAAATCCTCATCAGATAGGTTCAAATTCGGTGAAACGATGAACATTTTGTCGATATCCAGGTGATTGCGGTCAATTATCATCTGTCTGAAGGTGTTGTTTTCCTCAGTTATCGACTCTAGAAGTTCAGCTTCACCTTTCCCGTAGAAATCGTGGGGACGTTTTACATCTAAAGCTCTTGCGAAGGGTAATTGCTTGTGTTTATAAGGGTTGGGACCTTTAACCAGTAAAATACCGTTAGCTACTATATATAATGCATCTTGGGGTTTTCGGCTCCAGTACCAAAGAACTTCCACTTCCTTACCTTTATCAAATCCTTCTGGGGGTTTAAAATCCTCATAATAATCTGTATCCCCACCTGGAACTACGTTTTTGGCGTTCCCCATCGGGTCAAAAGTAGGTCCTTGGAAGAAAAGGCGAAAATCCTCGATATCCATGATATATCTGCGGATACAATCTCTCAGTTGGTAGGGGCCTGTAAAACCTCTACCTTTTTCATCAGGGAAGAAGTCCTCAAACTTAACAGCTTCCATATATACATCGTCAAAGTCTGTAATCAACTCTTCCTTGTCGTTACCCTTGGCATCCTTACCAGAGAAAATCTTCCTAGGTTCTTTCCAGTAGTACTCTTGGGCAATTCCAGTTCCGAGTATGAAAGCATCTTTTAGGACATCGTAGAGTTGAATATCACCGTCTGCGACATCCCACGTATAGTTGAAAACGTGCTCCATTATTCTGGCTTTAGGGGCGTCTTCACTCGAACGAGGCAAAATTAACGGCTTGGGTGATTTGTCAATAACTTCTGATAAAACAGTCTCTACTATCGCTAGGGTCAAAGGAACAACGTGGTTGCTCTGCCAATCATCCCTATCTTTGGTTTTGCGGTACATTTCCCACTGTCTTCTCCACTTTTGGGCATTTTTAATCGCCCGCTGCCTGCCTTCGGAGTTTTCCATGGCAAGCTTTCTTTTATATACCCAATCACGGGCTTCTTTCTCAGCACCTTCAGGGTCGTATCTTTGGCTCTTCTCTATTTTGTCTGGTTGGTCGTACATTTAAGCGTATAAATAGCGTTTTTTACCAGGACTCGTTATTTTCTGTCTGGCTGGGTAAATTATATCTAGCATATAAGAAAGACTGTCAATGCAATCATCATGCTTCGCAAAGGGGTATCTTGTCAACTCATCTTCTAAAAAGTAGTTATTAGGTAAGTACTTATTGTGAATAATCTTACCATTCTCATAAAGGGGCTGTAGACCTTTAATTCTCTCGTCTTTACTGCGGTTCTGGGGGTTAAGCTCTGTTATATGGAAATATTTCTTTCTTAAGCGCATTTGCTCTCTGAGGGTGTAAGCCAAGGTCTTCTGGTAGGTAACGGTCTCAATAGCGATGTCAGATAAGTTCCATTTTTCCTTCATTTCAAAAATTCTGTTGATAATCTCGTGAGGTAAGAGTTTTTCTCTTAAGATATCCATTATCCATAAGTAATTCTGCTCATCCACACCAACAACCATCATAGCGGTGAAATCTGCTGACCTTTCAAGCGAAATAGCGGGGTCAATAGTCATAAAACGGGTTAAAAGTTTTCCTCTAAGGTCTTCTGGTTCATAGTATTGGAATTGCGCTCTCTTAAACACCGCATCTGCTTCTGGAACAGGATCGTTTAAGTATTGAGCAGAAAAGTGGGACCAGCCTTGTGAAGCTAACCGCTTTTGATATTCAGAGAGTGAGAATTTACCAGGCCAAAGCGGGATGAATCCCTCACCAGTGTCAATATTGCCCTCAAAAGCTCTCTTAACCATAGTCTCGTAAGTATCTTTGACTCCACTGGAAGGGTCTAGTATCCAACCGTAAAGGTCGGCATCATGCCAACGGGTTCCAATAACTATGATCTGTCCGCCTGGTTCTAAAAGATCAAGTGAGTCGTTGTATCGCTGTCTGACTTTAAGCATTTGTTCACCAGTTGCGATATTGTCCCTATTCTGCACATCATCAAAAATTATCAAATCATAGTGCCCACCGACCAAGTTGTTGTCAATCCCTGCCGCTGTTACGGTCGGTTCCCTTTTCTCATTGGGTGAAAGCCTAAAGCGGGAGGCAGACCATTCCTTAGCATCTGCTTGGAAGTTACCAAAGAGGTTAAGTAACCTTTCATTTTTAATCATCTGGTTTTGGATCTGGCTGATAATGTCAACCGCCATCTGCCAGGTAGCCGAGTAGACAAGTATTCTAATCTTGGGGTCGTTGTAGATTCTATAAAGTGAGTAACCTACTGAAATTAGTTTAGTCTTTAAATGATTTCTGGGGATAAGTAAGAGTTTCTTCTTCTTCATGTCATCGGTAACAAAGTTACACATCAACTTATGCACTTCACCTAAGGGGACAAATTTATCATCACCCTTATCAGCTTGTAAAATATGCTTGTTAAAAAGAAAGAGGTTTTTAGTACACTTCTCTTTCAAGAGAGCGTTCAAAGTCTCATCAGAAAGAGTTACAGCTTCTATTAACTTGCGCTTATTGGGGTTCAAAGGCTCATCCATGATTCGCTTTGGGTTTAACGGTTCGTCCATTGTTTTTAAATTTTGAAGATAGTAAATCCCCTACACTAAAGGCAAAAACCTGGCAAGCGTTCAAATCGTATAATGGGTCACGAACTGCCCGAAAAGCTCTTTGGAACACTTTCCTTCCAACACTGACAAACAGCAAAACACCCTTAGTGTCATACTGTACCTTATATAAAACCTTGTTGGGTAAATCTTGTTCTTCTAAGAAGAATAACGTGATTTGTGCACATAGCTTGTTATAGTCATTGTACTGTTTTCTGCTATCGAGCTTATTTAGGAAAAACTCTCTTTGCCCTAATTGTTTAAGCTGTTCTTCCTTAAAATACTGCTGGGTAACTTTAATACCTTTTTCTTCAGATTCCTGACCAGTTTCTTCAATAAACTCACGAGCTTCATAAATCCTCTTTTTCCTACTGTCTAACATACCTTCCTATAGTATCACAAATTACTATAAAAAAAATATTACGCTAGAAAAATATAATCAGTATATAAATTAGGGTTACTCAACTATTTTCAAAAACTAAAAGGGGTGGCATAGGGGTACTTTGCTGCCATTTGAGGCTAATCTCATGCTCTACGTCGCACAATGTATGAATCTACGTCTAAGTATCATAGCTAATACAATGATGCTATGTGCTATGGGTCTATGGTAGTACCTATGATATCAGTGATCTCTTGCTGTTTCTCTCTGTTCATAGTTATAAGATCATCATAAGTTTTAGAATTAATATTAACACTTATTGATTTACTCTCATACTTTTGTACTCTTTCAGGATACATTTTAAGAAGCTTAGCTCTTTCTATATTAGCTTTTAATACAGTATCACTTGAGATTTTGTCTGGCTCTCTTTCAGCCATATCATTAAAACTATCTAATACTCTATCAAATGTTATATTGCTTTTTTTTAGAGCTTCTTCTAAGAGGTTCTGTACTTCTGGTTTTTCGAGGTTTTGGCTCCCGATGCGTTGTGCTGTTTTACGGTTGGTTGTATCGTAGTTGTTTAACGCAGCTTGTGTTGCGTTACCTGTTTTAACATAGTCAATGGCAAACTTACGCTGTTTTAAACTAGGTCTTTTTAATCTAGGCATACAACTATAATAGCATATTTGCAGATTCGAGCCGCAATGAGCCAAAGTCTGTCCGACCTAAAATCAAAAAAAATAATAGTATAGTTTTTATTGAGAGGGCTTTGCCCAGCATTCAATTTATAAGTAACTATAAAATCTTGCTATTTGCGTCATCTCACCGCAAATCGCCATTAGTTCTGGCTCCTTTTTTATACTGGCTCACCAAACTTAGCTGTCCACCAGTTTCTATCAACTGTTACCTTAATACAATGTCTTGGAATGTGTTTAACAAATGATGACTTACCATTAATATACCTTTTATAAATGCTTGGGTTGATTTGCTTATAAAATACTGGTGCATCTTCGATTTTACCTAAATGGTCACCACTAATATATACCCAAACCATATCGTTTTTAAGGGCTTTGTCATTAATA